CATTGCTTGGTTATATCCTTGCTCATCAAACACACCATCAAAAGCTGTGTATTGCTCAATAGAAGGTGAAGGAAAGTTGTACTCAGCATAATCATTGTATGTTCTAAATTCAGGGTAGCTAGGAGATTTACCACCTGATGCTATTGAATCTTCACCCATCATCCAAGGTTGTTTTTGGGTGTTCTGTATAGTGTAGTCTGCTTCTGTGTCTGAAACAGTTTGTGCAACACTTGTAGCAGGTTCTAAGACTAGGGCGTTCAATAAACCTCGTATCCAACTCTCGTTAGGCTTATCAGTATATTGTCTATCTTGCTTTGCAGGGTCAAACCCAAATAATCCATCACCCATAATATCTCCTAATTTAGTAAGCCTTTCTTGGCTTTTTTTGCTTTTGTTGAAATAATCTTAGCGTCATCTACGTTGAAGGTAGTAAGTTCACCTTTTCTTCTGTTTCCATATATGCCGTGCTTAGATAATAATGCTTGAGCCTTGTCCTCGCCTAGCTTCTTAACTAAATCAGGATATACGTCAATACCACCGTCTTCTAGGTCTAGTTTGAAGTCTGTATCTTTATCAATCTTCTTAAATGCTTTAGTAACGAAGTCTGATTGACCACCATCACCCCAATTAATAGATTTCTCCATGTAGTCATGAGGTAGTTCAATCTTCTGTAGGTTTGAGCCTACCCAATCATTAGCACCTTTCTTGCCGTCAAACAAGTAAACGCCTTTGCCTAGTGTAGATGTTCTTTGCTTAGACTTATCAAACTTATCGTAGCTACCTGATGTAGAGCTTCTGTAAACAACTAACGGCTCTTGTGCTAATAGACCGCCTTTTACTTTATCAGTATTTAATGGAATGCGTAGCATTGAGTCTCTATATAAGAAATCTTTATTTTTCCCTTTGTTCTCTACAAAGCCGAACTTTTTATAGAACTTCTTTAATCTTGCTACAGAAGTTCCACCAAAAGAAGTGTCAGGAGTTAGTGTAATAACCTTTCCTTCTTTATCTGCCATCTTTGTAATATCTTCCATAGCTTTAGAGCCAAGACCTTTGCCACGAACATTAGGTGGAATCTCTATGCGACTTAACTGAATTTCTCCTGAAATCCCTTCGCTCATATCAACCTTATAGCCACCTTTCCTTAGTTTGTCTCTAAGTTTAGTAACTGATGAAGCAACAGGTTTCTGACCTAATACACCATCGTCAACATTGCTAGGGTTGTAAAAAGATTCTATAGCCTTAGACTTTTGAACTACAGGAACTTCATCAAAGCCTAGGTTTTTGTATGCTTGCAATCTATGATGACCATCTATAACCTTTTCACCATCTACTAAAATATATGGTCTGTCTCCCGATTCTATTGCCATCTCTATTGAATCAACGTGAGAGTCATCTAGTTTGGGGTTTTTCGGGTTTGGCTCAAGTATGTCTGCTGATTCTACTTCTTTAATGCCATCAAATGATTTCCTAAGCGTGTTCCTTGTTGTAGAGTCTCTAGCTTCACTAAAAACACTTGCTTTTATGAAGTCTTCCGAATTATCAAACTTAATGTTTTTGTTAGGCTTAGTCTCTTTACCAACCTGACCTAATACACCATCGTCAATCTCTTTACCGTCTTTTTTTACAATATTCATGCTATCTTCATTAAAGACAACAAAGTTGTTTGTTTTCTTTTGGCTCTCTTCTAAGAATGCTTTGGCATCAGCTTCATTGTCAAAATGCTTTCCAAGACTATTAGGCTTCATGTTGTCTTTAACCATCCAATCACCCTTAACGGTTTCTTCAGGAGTTGATAACATGTAATTAGAATTTCTACTGTCGCTGTCTAAGAATTTAACACCGGGTATGCCTAGCTTCTCTAACTCTTTGGCAGCTAATTTAGACTCATAGTCTCCTTTTCCTAGGGATTCCAATATATCCCTTGCACGAACTTGACTGTATCTTCCTGCGTTAAACTCTTTAATCATGTATTTGGTTTTACCCATCACATTAGATTCATCTAACTGAATACCTTTTAACTTAGCCAATACATTTGGTTGTTGGTCAACAGGAACATCCCAATCAATCATATCATCAACAACTTTATCAGGAACATTTACATCATAAAGACTACCTTTTTTATCAAACTCTATATTATTCTTACTAGAGTAATCCCTAAGGAAGGTTAGTGCTTCATCATTCTGCTTCTTAATGCCTTTTACAGGACTATTTTTAGACCTTGTTTCTAATTCAGTAAGACTCTTCTGTACATCACCTTCATTCTTTAATAGAGTGATAAAGGCATTTTGAGAAGCATCGCTTTGATTAAAAGGAACAGGCTCTCCATTAGAGGTTAGCTTGTCTATCTTATCATTACCTGATAACCTTTTTTGATAGCCACCTGCAATATCAGGGTTCTCTGCTAGGTAAGTACCCCAACCCCATGCTTGTGCGCCTTCACCACTTCCCATCTTATCATGGTCAAACTTATCGAAATCATGTGGTGAGCCATGGTGAGCAATAATATCTTTTCTACCGACATTAGCCATGATGCCACCTGTTGATAGCTCAAGAGCTTTATCCGTAACATTCTCTATAGCTTCACCCCACTCATTAGCAGGAGGTAGCTTCTCACCTGCAAACTTACCTGCTTTACCTGCTAGGTATGTTCCACCTGCTGCTAATGCTACTGCGTCAGGACCTTTATGAAGACCTTCGTAAGTGAACATATCTTTAACGCCTTGAGTCATAGCGTTTGCTTGGTCAACTTGTGCTTGATTAGTTATGTCGCCTGTTGCTTGTTGAGAATAACCTGAGCCAATGTCAAATAATCCACTACCCACTACTTCAGGTTGAACAACAAAGTTCATACCGCCTAAAAGATTCTGTGCAACATACTTGTCCATGTTAGACACTTGTTCGCCACCTGCTACACCGTAATCTGTAGGGTCAGAGCCACTATAAATATCATGACCACCTGTTTGTGAACCGCCTGCTAGAGACTGAAACGTGTCATTGTTTGTGTATGGAACTTCAGGCATTTGTTCAGCCTTCTGTTCAAGAGGTTGCATAATCTGCGCTCTTGCTTCGGGTGGTACATTTTGAATGAATGCTGAGAAAGGGTTTTGATTACCTACTTCGGCAGATAGTTCGTCAATGAAACTAGACGTTTTGTTGCCGATGGTATCCATCAGTCCATAGAAATCTTCGTCTGTTAGCTTGCGCCCTGAATCAAATAAACCCATGAAATGAACCTAATAATGCCAAATATAAGCGCTATCTTACCATATCAAGTACGGACTTTGGCACTACATTCGGTAGTAGTCCATCGCCACTTTTTGCGTTTTGGTATGCCTTTATCTGTTGAACGTATTGACCAAACCTTTCTAGGATATATGCTGTCTTCTGTTGACCAAGTTGAGAGCCTGCCTTCTCGATAATCATAGCCTTAGTATTAGCTATCATCTCATCTGTAATGTTGTCAGGGTTGTCATACGTTCTCATGTGGTCGCCAATAGCACTATGTGCCATACTATTCATAGGATTGAATCCCATAAAGCCACCACTAAACTCTTTGTCAATTACACCATGGAAGAACTGATTAAGACCGTTTAGTCCTGTTCTAGCAGATTCATATAGATTAGATTGAGGCTCTTCTTTAGTAGTCTCTGCCTCTTTGGTTGGCATTACAGCTTTCATGACTTCATTGAATTGATTGTCTGTTAGCTTCTTACCTGATGCCTTAAACTTCTCCAACACTTCTACTGCTGATGCTGTGTCTATTTGAGGTGTTACATCTTCGAACGTGCCTCTGTTATCTTGTACCACATATTCTTCTGATTGTGGTTGAACAGGTTGAGGCGGAATGGGTTGAATGGATTGAGGAGGAGTTGGAACACTTGGTGTCTTCTCAGGTTGGTTGTTATTCCAATTGTAATCAGAATTGTGGAATATTAAACCTTCCTGTTCTTTTACATCATTAAGTAATCCCATCGAGTTTCTCTAACATTCATAGTATGGTGACATATTACCATATTAGACAATACCACCTAGGTTTCTTTTCATAGGTTTACCCCATGATTCTGCCATAGGTCTGTAGCCGATTGCTAGGTATCTGAACGCATCTGCTGCATGTGATGACCAATCATGTCTCGGTCTTGAGCGCCAAGTCTTACCGTTCTCATCATAATCTCTTGAATAGTTAATCAGACAGTCAACACCCTTCTCACACTTCTTAGCATCGAACCAACATCTGTCTAGCATTGAACGGACAGCCTGAATACCATCATCAATCATAAGCATAGGAGCTATCTCCACATTCCTAACACCTAGGTTTTCTAGTACCTCTAGCCTTGACTTACCTGAGCCTAGTTCTCTCACTCTAACGTCATGTGGCAAGATGTGCTGTTCATAGATATAGCCTCTATCTTGTAATACCTTAGCATAGTGGTCTAGTCCAACACCTGATGCTTCATAGTAATCAATGACGTGTATCTCTGCGCCTATGTATTGAGCAAACCATATAGCAGTAGAATCACCTACACCTAAATCCCAAGCAGTAACAACAGGCTTCTCTCGATTGTATCTAACCTTGCCTATTCTGTCTTCGTCTTCAGCTCTACGCATCTCTGTCGTATAGTAAGAGCCTTCACTAAATATTAAGAATCCACCTTCCCAAATATGCTTATACATATCAGGACGCTTCTCTTTGTCTTGTCGTCTTTCTTCTTCTAATACTTCAGGAAACCACGGATTGTCTTTGTAGTTAAGTTCAACTATCTTAGCGTTATCAGGTGGGTTATCTCTGAAGCGGTCATTTGTTGCTGAGTATTTACTCTCAGGATTCCATGTTACCCATACCTCTGAACCTTCTTCACGAACAGTTGGTATTAGTTTCTGCCAAGCCATAGCACTCACACCTTCAGCCTCATCTACCCAAGCTAATAAGACACGAGCCTTAGACTTAATTGAATCTA